GCGAAGTAGATACAGAAACGTTATATGATCTTTTAACAGCGATAGAAGACTTTGCAGAAACGTATATGAACGCAGAATAGATTTACCATGCGAAGCATTGAAAGGTAAGGGTGCTTTGCAATAGAAGCTATAACAGTGTATAATATAGGTGACAAGGGTAATGTAAAAAAACTTAGCTGCAATGACTATGGTAGTTGCGCTCAAAGAGGCAGCGTAACCATTACCCTAATTATCTATTAAAGAAGGTGTAACAATGACAGCAGGAGCACCAAGGCAATATACAGCGGAAGGTATAATTAAATTACTAAATGAATATATAGAGAATGAAGACAATCCAACGGTTGAAGGGTTCCTGTTGGATACTGACGATGCGCCTAATAGCAAAGATACATTATACAGATATGAGAAAGAATCAGAAGAATTGTCGAACGCTATAAAAAAATTACACATGAAACAGCAGCGCAGAACTGTTAATCTAGCTGAGAAAGGCGAGATTCCCACTGCATGGGCAATCTTTAAGATGAAGCAGCAATGCTATGGCTGGACTGATAAACAGGTTGTAGAAGCAACCAACACCAATAAGAACCTAAACCTAGAAGTAGACTCCATAGAAGAAGCTGACAGGATCATAGCTGAAGCTAAGGCTAAGGGGGAAATGTAAAAACTAGGGTCGTTGATACGGCTCTTTTTAATGCGGTTTTGTTGTAGCAAAGTACCCAATAATATGATATAATATAGTAGGAGGTGTTACAGGATGAATAGAATGGTGAGAGCAAAAGAAAGCTTTACAACTAAAAAAGGTATAGGAATACAAAAAGACGAGTTATTGTTTCAAGACGAAGAAGGGAACGTATACAAACGTCATTTTGTTTGTCAAAAATATTCAGATTGGCACAAGAAATATATTGACGAGATGTTACCGGGAGGAAAGTATGAATAAAACAGACATCAACAACAAACTAAAAGAACAGGGGCGGTCTAAAGTGTGGCTACAGAAACAATTAAACATGCCACAGTCAACCTTTTACTACAAGCTAGACCATGGCTTTACTGCTGAAGAAAAGGAACGTATAGAGGGAGTGTTGAAGTGATTAGAACAATAGCATGGCAAATTAAAGAAAAGAGTGAAGAACTTAATGAATTAAAAAGCGCGTTAGTGGATAAATTGATAGAACAATCACGCAACGATTCGTGGGGGTTTGATGATGTAGATTTCTTTGATATAAACGAAACAAGTCGAGGTGAAAAAGGATTGACATTTGAAGACAAAGAAGCAATATATACAGAATTAACATACTGGGATATATCGCACGATCCGACTACTGTGTTAGTGGTTACGTTAAAATAATAAAGGTATAGAGGGAATACTGGAGGGGTAAGGAATGAATCTAACATATGAACAAGGTATAGCCAAAGGCGAAGCAAATTTGAGAGAATACAAAATATTAGTGAGGAAGCTACAGAAGGAAAACGAAGAACTGAGCAGTGGTGTGTATATGTGGAGAAGGAGGGCGTTAAAGGCAGAAAGAACACCATATAAGAAAGTGAGTGAATTTATCAAATGGAGAATAATGTTCAACGTGTTTGGTGTAGTTCCAAAAGACACTAATTGGTAGGGAGTTGATTAGATGCAAATAACAATTAAGTGTGAGTGTGGGAATGAGGAAACTGTTGACCTAGACTTTAGAGGATTAGATAAGTTTTACATCTATACAGATAGATATGAAGGTAGACACATTGTTTGTGATGAAGAAAAAGGTGGGTGTGGGTTTGAGCAAGAACTAAACAACGAAGATTAAGGGGAGTGAATACTAATGATAGAGAAGATTAAAGAGTTAAGAAGTAGATTGGAAAATGTTATAGAAATGCAAGGGGCGATAGTAACTCATAGTGACGAAAACATTCTTGCTATATTTAATTATCTAATAGAACAGCACGAACAAAAGGAAAAGGAATGGAAAGTAATATGGGATTATAAGCTAAAAGAAGTAGGTAGAGATGAAGACCTTAATGTTATAAAGGTTGATCCTGTTGTTGAGGTAGGGCAGATATGGAGAGGGGAAGAAGATAATTTTTTAGTCTGTGATGTTGGAGAATATGTAACTGTAATGTTTGAAGATGAAAGTGCGGGACCTTTGCCTATTGAAAACTTTAAATCATACGAGTTAGTAACTATGCAGAACATAAAGCATGGTGAATGGGTGGAACATGTATTTTATAAGTTCAAACAACAGGTTTCATCTAATGATAACGGTGAAATTATGCTTGTTGCTACTGGAGATTTAAACGGAACTATAATTAACGATAACTTTAAGCCAACATTACCACCTATAGCGGAAGAAGAGAAGGAAGACACAGAAGTTATTAAGATTCATACAATATGGACCAATGGTGCTGATGCTTATGTAACTGTAGAAGAATTAGACGTTAATTTAGGAGTCAAGTTCTATGAAGAAAGTTGTGGATCAAGATGGATAAAGAAACATTCTTGAAGATTTACGATGAACACAAACCAGAACCTAAACTATACACCCAAGAAGACCTAGACAGAACAGCTATACAAGAGTTTAACAAGGGTAAGGCTGTGGGGTATGAGGAAGGATATAAGAAAGGCAGCAAGGATTCTATGATTACGTTTGCAAACATAGAATTGACAACACTGGAACATATAAAAGAACAAATTGATACTATTGTACATTTTACGAAAAAGAGAATTAAGCCTGAATAGGCTTTTCTTTTTACAATTAACCGCAAGAAATTTGGCGCAAAACATTTTGCGTGGTAAAATAGAGGTAGGTGAGATTATGACTAAAGAAGAAAAACTAAGGCTGGCTAACGCTATTAGGTTTAAGCATAAGCACGAAGCTTCGCAAGATTACTATAAGTATGTTAAGTATTGCCATGATGATTATGAGTATAACAGGCATGGTGAGTATATATGCGAAGTTATACAAGAAGCCTTAGACAAACGGGATTTAATGCTGAAAGGTGATGTAAAGACAGAGAATCAATACATTATGCTATCAGTACCGCCTAGACACGGTAAGTCGATGCATATATCCGAAACATTGCCATCCTTCTTTATGGGTAAATACACGAAATCCAAGGTTATATTAACAGCATATTCTTCTACACTCGCTCAGGACTTTGCAAAGGCTAACAGTGATAAGGTTAAAGAACAGAATGCGTTTAACTTAACCGTAGAACAAGACAACCAGGATAGAACGCTATTATCAAATGGTAGTCAATGTATAAAAGCTGGTATCCTTGGAGGTATTACAGGCAAGGGTGCACATTTACTTATTATTGATGATCCTATTAAGACAGCTGAAGAAGCACGTTCAGAAGTGCACAGAGAAAAAGTATGGCGCGAATGGATTAGTTCGCTAAGTACACGACTTGAAAAAGCTGCAATAGTTATAGTTATTATGACTAGATGGCATGAAGATGATCTATGCGGTAGATTGTTAAACGCTGAATACGCTGAACCGCTTCCGTGGAAAGTTATTAATTTACCTTTAGAAGCTGAAGAAAACGATGTATTAGGTAGAAAGATAGGAGAACCGCTATGGCCTGATAGATACGGTTATGACTTCATAGAAGTTAGAAAAAGATATCCTTCAGACTTTAACGCACTATATCAAGGTAGGCCTACAAGCCAAGAAGGTAACATCATCAAAAGAGATTCATGGAAGTATTACGACTACTCAGAAGAATTTGTTAACAATTTACCTGTATTATGTATGTCTGTAGATGCATCTTTTACTGATTCGGTATCAAGTGCAAAGGTTTCTATTCAGATATGGGGCAAGCTAAATGCTAATTGTTATCAAGTAGATAATTATACACATAAATTAAACTTTACAGGAACAATACAAGCTATAAAGAATCTTTTGCAGAAGTATCCGCGTATAGGTGCTAAGTATATAGAAGCGAAGGCAAACGGTGAAGCTATTATCGATGTTCTTAACCGTGAGATAGGCGGTTTTATACCTGTTAAAGCTGATGTAAGCACAGGCGGTAAGGTTGCAAGAGTTTATGCTATAGAACCATTTATAACAGCAGGGAACGTATATTTGCCACGTGGTGAAGGTTGTGAATGGGTTCATAACTATGTAGAAGAAATGAGTAGTTTCCCTAATGGTCAATATAAAGACCAAGTAGATGCAACTAGCCAAGTGTTATGGAAATTGTTCTATTTCATAGCAGAACTACGAGCAACACAACCAAAAGCAAGCCAATTTAACTTTGTTGAGAAACCTAAGC